AGACAAATCCTCCACGATGAACGCAGAAGACTTTGCAAAACTGACTGGCTGCCTAGAGGCAGTATTGGACACAATGAGAATGTACGGCTTTGAACCTGCCGCATATTCGCCGAAGAAGACCCTTGCGCACTGGGCCAACTGCGCTGGAGAGTGCGGATGGATGAAGTTTGTCAAGTACAAGACAGCAGCTTTCATGGCGTCCGTTCTGGGAACAGAACTGCCAATGAAGCCCTTCACCCAGGAAGATAATCCGCTAGTATTAGCCGGTGGCGTTGCCTATCGATGGACCAGATTAATCCTGAAAGGAATCAACTCAGGAGATCAGGTCGCACACGACAAGGCAATTTCCTTTGCCACCAGCATACTCTTCAGCAAGAAGGGAATGCCACGTCCTTCCCAGGAAGATGTGAAAAAGGCTCAAGTCAGCACGGCGGTCAAGCTGACGGAGCCCACTCACGCTCCGGAACGGAAGTCGCTCCGTGAACAAATCCGCATGCAGTATCCCTGGATCAGGGAAAACATGTCATGGGGTGAGCGCACGGAACGAGAGGAGGCGATTGACATGAACGATTCCAATGTCGAACCGCAACCCCTGGAGCCGACGGACGAGGAGGTCGACGCAGAACTTGATCGGACAGTAAAAGAGCTTTTCGAAGGCGAAAAGTTTGAACTGGACGACCTGTTCGCGCCGTTCTTCCCGTCAACCAGCGCCAACTACATCAATACCAGAGCCCTGGGCGGTGCCGTGGGGCACCTTCTTAGCGACAACGCCTTCGCAACGTTGCTCATGTCCAACGAGGGGGAGTCAATGCTCAATTTCAACAAGACTAACTCAAGAGCAGATGAAGAGGAGATACAAGCGGGCGGAGGGCTCCCGCTGTGGGACGTCAACACATCCAACCTCAAGGAGAGGTGGGAGAGAGTGATGGAGGCGGCCTTTACGGCCGCGAGAAGCGAATTGCCACAAGTGTTACCACTGGGCATTCCTGAGGCACTCAAAGTTCGTGTGATCAGCAAAGGACCGCCGGTCACATATTTCTGCCTGACCCCGCTCCAAAAGTTCAATGCACGAGTGCTACGGAAGAATCCGGCCTTTCAATTGACTGGCCAGACGCTAACGGAGCAGTACATTCTGGAACGAATGGGGGGCCAAATGCAGGACAACGAGTACTACATCTCTGGCGACTATGAAGCCGCCACTGACAACATCAAATCTCGGGCGTCGGAAGTCGTCGCGCGGGCGATCTTCCGGTATGGAGACTTTTCCGCCCTAAGACCCGACATGCGGACTCAACTCTTAGACCTCTTCATCACAAGCCTGGTAGGTCACCAGGTGTGGAGAGAAGACCTCAAGGAGTTCCGAAATCAGGTCCTGGGACAGTTGATGGGCTCAAACACATCATTCCAAGTTTTGTGCATCGTGGTCGCGGCCGTCTGCAGGAAGGCATTGGAACTTGCCTCCGGCAGACGATGGACACTACGAGACGCACGACTTGCCGTAAACGGAGACGATAACCTCAGCCGCACAACCCTGTACGGGTACGCGTGCTGGAAGGTCTGGTCAAATGCTGTGGGGCTCAAACCAAGTGTTGGAAAAGTCTACTGCCACCAAAATTACCTCAACATCAATTCGCGCGGATATTGGCGCTCGCCGCCTCATCCACTACTTTGCGTAGATAGACAAGGAGAAATGTTCACACGTCAATCCCCGTTCAAACCGATCCCCTTCATCAACTTGGGCCTGATCTACGGCCTCAAGCGAGCGGGAGGAAAGGTTGGCATAGATGATGCCATAAAGACGGGTTCAGACGAGACCATCGGTGATCGCGCGCGAGAGCTCATGGCCAGCTGTCCAGAAGGAATGGAAGAGACAGTCTGGAAAAGATTCTTGAATTGCAATTGGGAGGTCCTCACAAAGGTGAGGGTACCATGGTACATTCCGGAGAGTTTGGGAGGACTTGGACTGCCGATCCTTTGGAAAGGAAAGGCCCCCGAGCCCGGGGAGGAGCAAGAGTACACGTATGGCCCAACTACGACCGATCTTCGAGTAGCACGATGGCTGCTCTTAAACTGGAAGCAGAAAAGGCCAATAACAGGACTCGGTAAGGGGATCAGCTGGAAAATTCATCAGCTGGTCTTAAATCGTCTGCCGGACAAGCCGAG